TTTTGAAACTCAATATCATCTTTTAATTCCTCATTTTGATTTTGAGCCGATGCCGTACAACCAAATAAAAATATAAATAATAAGTATTTCATTACTTAATAGATTGAATTTTTCCTAAACTTTCAAGCGTACTTAACTTAGCCGTTGCAGATGCCAAAGATGAATCGCATCTTCTTAAAGCCACCTGCATTATGTCTACCTTTTCATCTAACTTTTGAACCTTAACCGCTTGGCTTGTGATCTGATCTTTAAACGTAGAACGAACGTCAATATATAATGCCGATATTCCGCATAGAACTATAAATAAAGTAGCTACGACAGGATTTTTTGCAAACTCTTTGAACGATACGGGTAATGCCATTTTAAAATAATTTTTTATAATAACCTAATGAATATTGATTTGTTGTTGCGTTTATTGTAAATAAGCTGCTTTTAGACGTCTTAAATCCTAATCCAATTCCTAACCCTACTTTGTTGTCTAATGCCCTTAAATCGCCTAATACCCCTAAGTAAAACTCGTTCTTAGTTTTTGGTGTGATTGTCTTTGTAACGTAAATTGTTTTCTCTTTTATTTCAGCTTTAAAACTTCTACCCTGAATCTTGTTTTGTGAAATAGTATCTTGTATGTATGCGTATCCTAAAGTGTCTATGCGTATCGTATCGGAATACGAATATACACGGCTATAATCGGATATGATTTTTATTGTATCGTGGATCTGATCTATTAAGTAGGTAGTATCTAAAACTACAAAAGGAATAGAATCCCCTTTCTTATATTTAGTAAAAGTTTTCTGTTGGTAAACCGTGTCGTGTACGATATTTATTGTTGCACCTTTATATACAGGTTCTGTAAATATAAATAAAGCAATGATAACCAATAAAATTACAATCACTAAATTCTTAATCATTCTTTACTTTTTTAGTCGCGTTGTAATAATACCTAATTGCCATAATACCCGAAACAATAGCAATCAAACCGGCAACTAAAGTAACTACGGGTTGTATTGTTGAAATACTAACAATAGCGCTTAAAACGCTTATTCCTGTGCCTATGTCGGCTTGATTGCTATGATCTGTCATTAGTCTTCTTTTTCTTCTTTTTGTGGATTTTGTTCTTGTTGAATTTTTGCAAACCATTGTAATAAGACAACCCCGTACTTTGTAGGTAATTGATCTTGAATAAAATTGTTTAATTCAGCAACTTGTTGTTCGTTTAACGTAATCATATTATATTGTTTTAGGTTATAAAATTACTTCATTTTCTTCAATTACTTCAGGTAATATTTCTAAATTTAATTTCGTAGCCGCCCAATTCCAAGCATATTGGTCATTTTGCCAATCCTGATAATCTTTTCCGTCCATATTTAAATTACCTTCTCTTAATTTTACATTTTCATCTGAAAATAAAGCATAATAAAAATATGCTGAATTTTCTAATTGAACATTAATTGCGTTTAATTGAAATTGTGTTGCCTCAATTATTTCGCCATTATCCCAAATTTGTACTGATTTTATTTTTTTCATTTTTTTAATTTTATGCAATTCTTAATACTGAATAATTTATTGTTTGTGTGCCTCCAATTGTATGTCTTACAAAAACATTACCATTGTTTGAAGGGTCTGTTAAAAACATATTACCCCCATTATTTTGAAATGCCCAACGAGCCGTTCCGCCACCTTGCGAAACTGTTACTAATATACCCATTGCAATACGGTCATCACCGCCACCACCAACTGCTGCAATAATTAAATACATTGATGCCGTTCCGCCGTCTGCACCACAAGCCTGTAAAAAAGTTGCAGTATTATTTGCAACACTTACATTACCTGTAAATGTATTAAATTTTGTTCCACTTGTTCCTCCATTTATTTGTAATTTAGCGCCATTATCTGTTGAAGTTCCAATTAATACATTACCCTGACCTTGTACTGAAAAATAAGTTAATATATTTGCAGCATTATTTACTCTAAATGCAACGTCACTTGAATCGGTTCCACCTCTTATAATACCACCAAAAGATTGTCCTGTTGTTGTATTTCCCCATACGCTTATACCCCAATCACTTGCAGGTGAATTTTGAATTTCAAGTTTTGCAGTTGGAGTATTTGTGCCAATTCCAACTTTTCCTCCTGCTCGAAGAAATAAAAGATTTGAACCTCCAATACCTATTGATAAATTATCACTACCTGTTGAACTTGTAGATAAAATGGTATTTACATTTGTAGATTCATTTGAAGTTAAAAAAATACGTGGATTATTTGTTTGACTATTTACACCTGCAATTATTGAATTTGCAGTTGATGCAGAATTTATATTTATTTGTGTTGTAGAAATTGAACTTGTAAAATTAGCTGCACTTGCTTCTATATTTGCTAAGCTATTACTATCTGTTAAAAAGCCAAATGTTGTTATGCTATTATCATATTGTAATCTTCTATATCCTGCTATACTACCAATTCCTAATCCACTTGCATCATTACTTCTTATTGTAGAACTAAATGTTGCTGCGCCTGTTGAACGTGTAATTGTTAAAGGAGTATCAATTAACGCACCTGCATCTGAATAACGTCTAATAAAAAAGTTTGCACCTGCATTTGAACCTGATTCTGTACCTGAAACTTCTAAATTTATTCTATTGCTATTGTCTGAACGAAAACTAATTGATTTTGCAACAGAAACGTTTGCGTCTAAATTAGCAATCAATGCACTTGCACCTCCGTCAATATGTAATTTTGTTGTTGGATTTGCAATACCAATACCAAATTCTCCTGATGATAAAACTGAAATTAATTCGCTTGTTGTTGCTTCATTGTAAATTCTAAATCTATGGTCTGACTGAACATTACCAATTGACCATTTGTTTGAACCCGCACTTGCAAAACCTAAAAAAGCATTATTTGTTGAAGTTCCATTTAAACGCCCAATAATGCCTGAACCAAAAACGTCCAATGCAGTTGTTGGCGCATTTGTATTAATACCTAAACGATTGTTTGTATCGTCAAAAAATAAGTTTGCATTGTCTTGACTTAACGCACCTGAAGTTCCAATAAAAGGAACTGACCCTTGCGTTAATGCAGTTGTAATTGTAAGCGTTGCAACTGAACCAACCAAACTAATATTCCCGTCAAAACCATTCGCATCACTAAATACCAATGAATTAATAATGTTCGGCGACAATTCAACATAAGAAGTTAAACCTGTATCCCAACGATACAAAACGTTTGTATCTAAAGCAATATAAATAGTATCAGCAACGCCAACTAAAGGGAATGCCGCAACGTTTGCGTATTCTTCAACCGTTCCCGTAAACAAAGACGCCATTTGTGAAAGCGTAATCTTTTTACTTATTCCCGTTGTAGGATCTCCTATGATTGTTAAATCAGAAAGCGCGGGCGTTAATTCCGTTGCTAATTGGTTTATTTTTTTTGATTCCATTAATAATTATAATTTGAAGGTACTTGACACCTATTGTTAATAAAAGGAAGTGATAAACTAATATCCAATTTTACGCCTGCTAATAGATCTGGATCTTCTTCCGTATAAAATGTAATAGGTAGGTTTTGATTTAAAGTCCAAGTTACATTTCCATAATCTTCAGGGTATCTTAATTGCGCTACAATATCCCCCGCCACTTGTGTCATATCTGATAATACTTCTGTTTCGTTTGTTTCTTCCATTAGCATACGATCCATAAAGTAAAGACTAAAAGAATAAACTATTTCTTTTGCGCCAAAATTCGCACCCGTTAAAGTCATAAACATAGCAGGGTAAGTAACTTCGCCATTACTTAAACGTTCCCAAACATCCCCAAAATAAACAAAATTAATTTGTTCGTGGGAGTTTCCTATCGTTGTTAGTTCTTTGACTATTTGGTTTAATGTCATTCTTTTTTGCTTTTTCCAAATAAACTTTAAGTTTAGTTTGGTTTTTAATTGTTACTTGTTTACTCATATTTAGCAGCAACCGATATTACCCTGATACCTTTCTTCAAATGTTTTTCTATGCTTATTATCATAGTCATCTACGCAACAAGCATCCCCCAACCACATTGAAACAGAATACCCCTCATTATCAGGCTTGATCGAATCAATGCCAGAACCAAAGTTTAGGTAATTAGGATATAAAGCATTATTTTGTTTTAGATATTTAATTAGTCTTTGCTTATAAAATTCTGCTCTTGCTCTGTATCTATTTGCCACGTCAATCATATCCTGCATTGAAGGACTTTCTTGATTATCCCCTGTCTTTCTAATCAATCCTTTATTATAGAATTGATATGATAATCCTTGTGGCAATTCAGACATTACAAAGTAGATTAAACAATCTACGATATAATCATCTAATAAAGTCGTTTGTAAATTTGTATATGTATTCGTATCGACCGCTGTTTGTAATTCATTATAAAGCGCTGATCCTAATGCAGGCAAAATATACATATCTTGCGCCGTCTTAATTTCAGGCAAAACTAATTTTTCGTCTACGTTTGCGTGCAATCCTGTCCTGTCCTTAATCGATTGAACTGATATAAATAATGTGTTCTTACTCATCTATTTTCTTGTTACTATGTTTGAAATCCATTCGTGTCTGCAACTTGGAGAATGATTGCCGTCTGGTTCTGTATACCAACCACCGCCACGATCAAATACAGAATATCCTAAACGCGCACTAATTGTTTCTATTTCGGAACGGCTATACATTTTTCCCGCCTCTAAAAGATATTTACAGAAAGGTCTGCTTGTATCTATGTCTGATTTGCTGAATCCCTCTTTCCATTCGTAGGAATATCTAATTAATAATTCCTTAGTTTGTGGCTTAATCTTTACTAAAAGATCTGACAATGGCGCGGTTAAAATATGTTCTGTAATTATATTCTCATCATATCCTTCTCCTATTGCATATTGATTTACCTCTATATATCCATTTTGAACTAATGTATTGATAACCTGATTTATCGTTTCTATATTCTGATCAAGCGTAGTCGCTAATACTTCTGGCGTTATTCTCTTATCCTTAGACATCAAGTCAAGTACGTTGGCTTGCAATTGATTTACCTCTGCAAACATATGATACTCTGAATCGTCATTAAAGCGCTTTCTTTGCTTCCAAACGTTAAAGGTATCCTTTGCCTCGCCGAACTCAAAAAAAACGCTAAAATCGTCCTTAAATTGCGTGGATTGCACAACCGCAACAGGTTCTTCTGGAGCTTGGTATTTGCTCATATCAATTCCCGCCTTTTCAAGTAGCCATTCTTTAGGCGCTATTTCTTTCAATAGGTTTTCTGTAAACTCGAATCCGATCGGCTCGGTCGGGATTATTGATAATTCTGCATCCTCAATACCTCTATATTTAGCCAACATATTGAATACACTTTCGAGGTGCATCTGCTTGCTATTTACATAGGTATTTTTAAATATTTCGTAGCCGTCTCTCATTTCGGAACGGCTGCCTAATTTGCCCGCCTCTGCAATACCAAAGATTGATGGAGTAGTAATTTGATGCCCGCTAAAAATATTAGTTTGGATTAAAGAATCCACGCGACCGAAATCTTCTTTTGTAATATCTGAAGTTCCTAAATCGTCTACTATTGGTTTTCTTGCGCTATCATTTACGAAAGCTAAAATAAATTTCTTGCCATCTGATCCGCTAAATCTATTTGTAAAACGCTTCTCAATATTGCGCTTTTCATCATCCGAAGGCTCGCCATTTGGTAAAGTTATAAGTTTACTTGCAGAAAACCCTGTTTGCGCATTGCCTAAAACGTGTTTAGATATTTCAATATCTGATTCTATATAGTTAAGCGCGCCAAAGTAACCTGGCAAAGAATAGTATCCCATATTAGGACGATATTCTTTTATATATAGGATCTGTTTGCCGTATGGATTAGATGGATTAAAAGCAGGGTAAACCATAGCCTTTTCATTTCTGTCCGCCCAATCTTCTTTATACCAAAATTGTGTATTGTCCTTATTAGTACGAATTTTAGTGTAATCACAATGCCATACTTCAGACAATTGCTTAGTTACTGACCAAATGATCTCTAAATAATAACCTCCGAATAATTCTGCATCTAAAGATACTTTTCTTGTAAGATCTTCGAGGCTTTCCATTCTATTAACCTTTTCCATAAAAGGCTCTGCTTGTGGGCTTCCCGTCCAACCATTCGCGGTTATATAATGCACCTTGCTTTTTACAATGGCATTATGTTTAGCTGACTTATTGAATAGATCAACCAAATAATTAGGATAGTCGTTGCGGTCGCCATACTGAATATATCCTTCGCCCTTCTTTTCTTTAAATTCAGGCTGCTTGGCTTCTGCAAATGTTAATACTCTTAAATCCATTATTGTCTTATTTTGTATGTATCTGTTGTTGAATACTCTGTAAACTCAAAAGGCGTACCTACTAATTCCATAATTCCTGATTCTAATAAATTTAAACCAGAAGGATTAGTATTTGTAGTACTTGCCTGTTCGTAAACTTCATAATCGTATTGACCATTTAAGGACGTGCTAAAATTAGTATTTGTAACGATACTAAATTCATTATATCTGTCTTTATATTGGCTTATGTCTGTATTATTTAATCTAACAAATTTAATCTCTGTATTTGCGCTTCTATTAGTGAACACAAATAAGTAGTTAGGATTAGTCAATAATTGCTTTTCTGTTAAGGTTAAAATAATGTTTTGGGTTTGTCCCTTTGTTAGCCTGATCATATAACTATATAGCTAAAATAGTAATTTGTTGCATATAGTAGACAAATAAGCCTAATATGTAAAGTTTTGCCTTTACTTTATGTAAACTTTAGTAAAGCTTTGCCTTTACTTTGTTACATAAAAAACCGCCGAACCAATTAAGGAACGGCGGCAAACCTATAAACCTATGAAAAACAAAGTTATTAAGAACCTGGAGTTTCTAAAGCAGAAGCAATATTTGAAGCTACGCTTGGTGCTAATTCAGGTTCTGATCCTGTAAAAGTTAAAGTGAAACCACTTCTATCTCCTTGCGCCGTACCTGTTGAAGCTGCATTTGCAGTCAAATCAATACCGCGTGTTTTTCCTAAATACCAATATAGACCATTGCTATCTTTTACAACCGCAACTAAGCTATTTTGTGCTAACAAAAGTAATTCATTTCTTGTGTTAGTTTGTAGTTTGTTTAAAACTATTTGTAGTTCCTGACCATAGAATACCGTTCCGTTTGCAACAGAAGCAGTTAATGTTTGGTTAAACATTGAAGTGTCTTTCACTAAAGCATACTTCCAAAAACGCTTACCACTCGCCTTAGTCAAAGCAGTAATTACACCACTCGCTTCAGTTGTAGTTGTTACGTTTGCAGCTTCAGTAAAATAAACCTCAACGATTCCGCCTAAACTATCACGGCAATCTAAAGTATATCCCTGTGTTAATGCACAACTCATTGTTAATTAATTTAATATTTTTTTTAAAAAGGGGGGATATTTCACCCCCCGAATAATTATGCCAATACGAACTTCACTACTTCGTCAGGGAATGCGATATTCACACCCATCTTGAATTCAGAAACAAAACGTACTTGATCTGCTTCTTTTGCGTAGAAAATTTCGAACTTTTCTTCTTCGTTCAATAAGTCTGTACCTAAGAACAAGTTAGATAAACGCATTGCATAGATCTTGTTAGTTCCGTTCAAACCTTGTAAAGCTACAACTTTGATAGGAGTGCCTGGCAATACGAATTCGCTATCAGCTTTCACATCAATTGAATAATGGAATTGATTAGCGTTCTTTAATGCAATAGTGTAAGTTCTGAAAACATCTTGACCAACAAAGATAGTCATATCTTCAGCAGCTACAACTTGCGCTGGGATTGCTTGATAAACACCATCTAAGATGCTGATAATGTTAGCAGAAGTAATTGAGCTTAAAGGCGCACCTGAAATGTAAGTAGAAGTGTTAGCAGCTACAACACCTGAAGCAGCACCGATCAATTTAACTAAACCATCAAACTTATTCAAGTTTACGTTTACACTTGAAGTATCGCCTTGCCATAAAGCAATCTCTAATTGAGATGCAATAGTCTTAGCTTTCTTATCAGCAAACTCTTGCTCGAAAGGAATTGAATCGTACATTGAACCCGTAGGTAATGCTTTTTGTAAGTACTTAGATTCTAAGTCTTTAGGACATAGAGCTTCGTTTACTTTGATCTTACCAACTGTTACTGTTCTTTGAGTAAAAGTAGTAGAACCTGATGCAGTAAATCCACAACTTCCACCCGCTTGGAAAATTGCGTCTGTATCCATAATGTTGATAGTTTCAGCGCTCTTTACGCCAACCATCACGTTGCCTGCACTCTTAATTAAAGATGCAGTCTTTGCGCCCAATACAGAATCAGTTACCAATAAGGCTTCGTTTTGCTCTGTATATGCAGCTAATGCGTCTACGTTAAATGCCATTTTTATTAATTTTTAGTGTTTAAAATTGCGTTTCTATATTTGTTCAATCTTGCTTCTTTAATATCATTTGTTTTAATAAATGAATTAAAGCTATTTGGTCTTTGAATTGGATCTTCGCTTGGAGTATTTGAAAGTGCTTCGATTAATTCAGCTACTTGTGCAAATCCTTGCTTAACCTTTGATTCTAATTCCAAAACTTTTAAATCAGATGCGTTCTTAGCTTCGATCAATTCAGCAAATTTTGCCGCAAATTGCTCTGATAATTCAGCCATCTTTTCTTCGTAATCTTTCTTGTCCCCAAGTTCTGTATCAACTTCTGGTGTTACTTCTTCTACCTTAGTTTCGATCTCGATAATTTTACCGCTTTCGTCTAATGTAATTTCAGTGCCATCCATTAATTCGTGATCACCTGCGGGTGCGGGTTGTCCTTCAATAGTAACTAAACCGCCAATCTCTAAAGCTGAAATCTCAACCTTAGTTCCGTCCATTAAAGAATATTCAGCCATCTCAACCTTAGTTTCTTCAACCTTAGTTTCTTCAGCTTGCACTTCCTCAACAGGCGCAACATTGTCCTCAAACAATGCCTTAATTTTTAAAATCGCTTCCTGTGCGTTCATACTTTTTTTATTATATAGTTAAAAAATAAAATGTTTATCACTTAACCTGTGATAATATTTTTTGGATCTCATCTACCATTGATGCAATCTTATTTACTTCCTTAGGTTTGTAGTTAAATAATCCCTCTACGCTAAAGCCTGCAATATCGCCGCTTTTAACCTTAGCCCAAGCCTGCTCATTGTCTACTATCATAGATCCGAACCAACTACCAACAGGCGCATCCTCAAAGCCTTTCATTGGCATAATGCCGCGCGAAGGATCGGAAATGAAACTCTCAAATAAGGTAACCCCCTCGAATTGATGGTTAGAATCGTGCATTAAATTGACATTGCTTTGGAATCCTTTTTTAAAAAACTTTTGTACAATTTTAAGAATAGTGTCCGCGCTAAATGCAACATAATAATCGCCGTAAGTAGAATCGCTGCGGAAAATAGGAGTATCAGCCAACATAATAGCACCACTAATAATACGGCGTTCTTCATTTGTAACTTCAAATTTTTGTGATCTATTAAATGCGTTCCAATTCTTTTGTATTGCAGGTCGGTCTACTAATGCAATAAAATCAACTTGTGCATCGTCATTTATATCTTCTGTTATATCCAACATAAATATTGGTAAATCTGTATTCATACCTCTAAATAGTTTTATTTTATATATTTATCATTTATTCAAATCTTGCTCTATTCTGTATCTCATTCTCTCTGCTTTGCGCATCCTCAATATCGCTTTGTATTACATATGCTCTAACAGATCCACCGCTACCACTTCCTCCGCCTGCTGATCCGCCACCTCCGCCACCTCCACCTGTATTAGGCGCACCTCCGCCACCCGTATCAGGCAAAGCAGCACCACCACCTCCTGTACTTGGAACAGATCCCCCGCCTCCTAAATCTGGAGTAGTAGCAGTACCTTCCGCCGCCGCTTCATAGTTTTGAGCCTTAATTAAAGCGACCTGCTTATATCCAAATACTAATGCAGCAGCAGCAGCAGCCGCACCCAATACAGGACCGACAATAGGAATTATAGCAAGAGATTGATATGCTTGCACCGCCGATTGTAGCGTTCCAATAATAGCTTGTGCAATTTGTGTTTTCTTATTTTGCTCAAAATATTTCTTTCTAATCTTTTCTTCTTCTACGGCATTACCTTTTACATTTTTAAGGTCTTGTTCCATTTTAGCCTTATTCAATGCGCTTGCAGCAGAGAATATATTATTAACCGCACTCAATACACTCGTAGCGTAAGATAAATATGTATCTAATTTTTCCTTATTACTTTGTTTTAATTGTGCTGCATATTTGCCCTGAATAGCAGCAGTTTGTTTTTGAAATTCTTCTTCAGATATTTTCTTTTGATTATACTGATCTTGTAAATCTAATAATTCCTTTTTCTCTGATTCTTTTATAATTTCCTCTCTATTATCAAAATACGCTTCAGTTCCTTTAATTAAAGCCTGACTATTTAACTCTAATAATCTTAATTTAGTATCTAATCTTTTCTTCTCTGATTCTAATTCAATATCAGTTATATCATCTTCTGCAGCTTGTCTTAATTGGTTTCTTAATTCAGACTTTTCTGTTTCTGATAATTTTAGAAAGTTTTTATCTTCTTCTAATTCTTTTGTGTCCTTATCAAGTTTAGCTAATCTTTCTTCTTTGGCTCTTGCTACTTCATCATCAATAGCAGCTATCTTAATTTCCTTAATTTTTTCATTAAAAGTATTAAGGCTATCTTGATCCTCTTTGTTCTTTTTATCCTGATCTTCTTTTATCTTCTTATCAAGCGCATTTTTATCAGCAACAAACTTTTCATTATTGATTTTAATTAATTCATCCTTTACTGATTGAGCAACAGATAATTGTTTAATTTCATCTTCCTTAGCTTTCTTATCTATTTCTAATTGCTTTGCAGCCTTAGCGTTCTCGTCTTCTAATAATGCTAAACTCTTTGCATTTTGCAAATCAATAAGCATTTTATTTGCCGTCTTAGTATCTTCTTCAGCTTTTTTCTTAGCTTCATCACGATCCTTTTGGGCTTGATCTGCCGCCTTTTTATTTACCTCATCACGATCTTTTTGCGCCTTTTCAGCAGCCTTTGCATTAGCATCAGCCGTCTTTTTATTATAGTCAGCAGTTAAAACTAATTGCTCGGTTTTTAAGTCGCGCATTTGTTTTTGTTCTTCCTCTGTTAATTTACCTTTTACCTTTGCTGCATTTCTTAAATCATTAAGCTCATTCTCAATACTTTTTTTACTTAATTCGTAAATCTCTTTTTCTGATCCTCCTTGTGCTTTTAATATCTTTATTCTATTAGCAATATCTTCGTTTGCTCTTTTATTAGCAGCAGATAATTTATTTAAGTTTCTTTCAGCTTCACTTGTAACACCAATAAAGTCTGTAAATTGTTCTACTAATGCGCCTATTCCTTTTGCTAAACTACCTAATGGACTACTTTTAATCCAATCAGAAATAGCATCAAAATTATTTATAACCGCACCTAATAAAACAACTAATGCACCGATACCCGTTGCAACAATAGCACCCTTTAAAACTTTAAATCCTGTACTCGTTTCAATAGTTGCCACACCAAAAGCACGTTGAACAACCGCCGCCGTTTTAGTAGCTGCATTATTTAACTCTTGGAATACGGTTGTACTTTTAATAACCGCGCCTAATTGTCTGAATGAATCTATACTTTCGCCGACTGATTGCAAGCCTTGTGATAAAGCCATTGCAGCATTTACTTTAAGCAATGCCTGTTCTACATCCTTATTTTGTTTTCCAAATAAAGCCATCCCGCCCTGAAGCGCACTGAATCCCCCTGCAACACCCGCCAATGACGAAGCCACCGCCTTAAACTTTGCATCTGGATTAAACGCATCTGTTAAAGCCTTTGCATCCCCAATACGATCCTTTAATTCCGCCGCACGCTTAGCCGCATTAATAGCCTCTTTAGACGTAGCGCCAAATTTATCAGACATTAAAGTTACATTTGCAACCGCTTCTCTTAATTGCGTCCTTAAACCTTTAACGGTGTTATCTGTTTCTTCAAATGCTTTGTCTAATTTCTGTACTTCCTGTGTTGCCTGCGAGGCATCGGTCGTTACTTTAATAGGAATTATTTCTTCTGCTGCCATTAATTAGTGTTTATTACTTTTAATAAATTAACCTTTGTTGTTTGATAATCCATTGGATTATATCCATCTATTTTATTAAGTCTGAATAGTACTCCATTGATCCATATATATTTACTGAAATCTAAGTTATAAATATCTAATGTATTAAGATATACTTTGCAGCTTAATAGCTTGCTTTCCATATCTGTAATTTCTAAAAGATACGGCTTATGATATGTATTAAATAGATTATTAGTTGGGTATGTAGTTGCAGGGAATTGTAACTCTTTTGGAACTCCAAAATTTAAGTCAATTGTAGGATTTGAAGGATCGTTTAAGTGTCCCGCATACCCGTATGAAGTTAAAGTTGCTAAAATAGAACCACCACCACCGCCTGAATCACTTCTTATATGCCAACTTGAAATACCTGTTATTTTTTTAGCTATCAAAATACGAATAACGCTATCCATTGGATCTTCTTGTGTATTATTATTTGATAGTTTATAAATTTCACTATGATATTTATCTTGACCTGTATGCAATCTTAATACAGAAGGCGCAAATATAATCTGTGTTGAAGCAGTATCTTTTACAAAATCGAATTCAGAATCATAAATAAAATCTCCATATGTTTGCCCGTATTTCTTTTGATAGTTATCATTATAATAGTCAGAATCAGGCGTATATTTATAAGCGTAATACCTCGCGTTTAATTGCGACATTGGCTTAATTGACATTGTAGATCCTACGTCTATTTTTTGCGACCAATCTAAACTATTAGTAACTGAATCAGAATAAAAATCAATATATGGAGAAATGTTTATTTGTCTTTCGTTTATATTATCCTGATACACATATAAATTAAACATCTTACAAACTGACAAAAAGAAATCCTTTTGGAATATACCTTTTGGTAGGTTTTCGTTTATAGATATAACTCCATTATAGGCTACGTCCACAATCTGTGAAGTGATCTGTGCAAGGTTTATATTCGCACTCGTTATTGTTACTATATATGTATTAGCCGTTACAGGAACGCTAATTTCTAAACGTACTTGATTTGTATTTGATATGTCCCCCGTATAATCAATATTAAAACTAAAAGGATTATTAGCAGAAAAAGTATTCTGTGTGAATGACTGAACCGCTATGCCTGCAATATATAAAGTTGCAGTAATAGACGAAGCCGCATCTGTTTGATACGTTCCGTTTATGGAAGCAATCGTTCTAATTGTCTTAGTGCCATCAGTATAAGTAAATATGCTCTTTCCCGCATTTTCAGTAAAGTTAAGTAAAGTCGTAGTATCAAAAGGAACATTTGCATTTCTCGCCGTTGGTGTATTACTATTAAGTAATATTTGTGATATTGTTTTTGTACCTAATAAAAACCTGTCATTTGTACCTCGTATTCCCTGACTATTATTAGGTATTATTAAAGTCTTAAAAAATGCAGTATTAAAAAAGTCGCAATTTAAAGTATAAGAAGTTCCTTCGAATATCTTTTCAATATATTCCTTTACATATAATGCAGGTCTAAATGTAGAAACGTGAAAGTCATCTTTATTTGTAGACACATCCCCGTAATCAATTAAAGGATAGTAATATCCAGAACCATTAATCGTGTCCCAACTATTTTGTATTGAAGTTACGTTCCAAGTATGGTTATATTCGCTGAAGTCTAAATCCTCTAAACGCTTATTCCCTAATTCTGTAATAAATCCACCTAATTCTCCAAATACGGCGCATTGATATTCTATTACTCCTTTATTAATTACTATTTCAAGAATACGAATTACTCCTTTAAAGATCTGTATTTTATCGATATATACCTCGCACTTAGCCGCTTGTGATGGCGTAAAGTTTGTATTCACATTAGGTAAATCCATATTGTGTTCGTGCGACATACCTAATTCAAAAGCAAATCCTAATATCTTATTATTCTTTGCAGTAGCGGGAATAGATATAGTTCTACTAAAAGACGTATTACGGCTTCCAAAATCCCTAACATCATCAATTGCATAAGTAAAGTCTGTACTTATATCTTGCAATAAATCAATTATCTGATCCTCAATATATATTTCCGTTCTTATCATTATCTATATTGGCTATTTAAGTATTTACCTACTTCTATT